ACAAAGTTTCCATTGGGGAAGTAAACAGGAGTACCAGGATTCTGACTAATAAGAACATTAACATTTGCGTATGCTGCCGCATCAATTGTATAATTTGTTATGGTTGTATTTGATGAAGCACTCTCATATGTTGTCAATGTCAATATGTAATCTTGTATTGTGCTTTGTGTATAAGCCAACACTTGTGTTGATGTTACATTTGCAACAGCAATGTTTAATGTGTTTGCTGTGACTTCACTGTATTTGTCAATGATGTAATCGTTGAACAAGTTTGGTCCCATTGGCCATTGCCATTGGGGGTCAATGATTTGATTTGAATACAATACAATCCAATAGCGATATGGATCACCATAATACTTGTTAGCAATAGATTCTGGCGTATCGCCATCTTGAATGTCATATGTATAGAATAACAAAGGGTTGTTCAACAAAGTGGGAACAACTTCAGACCTCAACATCAAATTTGTAAGTGCAACTTGATTGCCGTTATAGTCGGTTGAAGAAACAAGAGGAAAACTTTGAAAATATTTCATTATCTTAACCCATTAGGACTGTTGGAGTTATTGTATCCTGCCTGTAATCTTGCTCTATCAACAATTTCAATTTCTTTGAATTGTAGAGACAATGTAGTTTGAACAGGTGCACCATCAGTGTGTGCGGCAAAACCATTTGGTGCGTGATTCACCTCTATTGTTTCTAAAACACAATCGGCATATTTTGGTAAAAATTTATTTTCTTGCCCCTTAATGAAAAACTTAACATTAAAAATAGCAGGAGGTGTTAGATACATGCTTTGACTGGATACTGTTGCACCACTGGTTAAAGATGGTGCGGCATAGTATTTGAATGTGTATATGATTTGGTCTACGTTTCTGGCTTCTTGTTGTGATTTTGGTGTAAATACAAAAGATAAAGAAAAACTTCTCATTGGAAGACCTTCATAAATCATTTGCATTTGTGGATTGATGGCATAACCCTGACCTTGCAATAAAATATCACCAAGTCTATCTCCACCACCAGCTAAACCAGAAACCCCTTTTATAACCGTATCAATAACATTTGGATCGGAAGAAATTGCACTACCAACACTCTTATTGCTTTTTATTGCATCTGTAGTTGTCTTTGCAATTTGGTCAATACTTCTGAGACCATTTACAAGTCCACCCAATTCTTTTTGTAAACTAACTTCTCCGTAATTTGCGCTATACGTTGAATTTAGTGTGTCTGGCATATACAATGAAATGACAGATTTTAATTTTTTAACAGGTGGTGTAATTGCAATACCTGTTTGTTGGTTTGCTGATGAAATGGATTTGGATAAACCAGAAGCTAATTGGCCAACACCACCTGCAAGATTTGTGATACTGCTTGGTAACAAATTGCTTGCCGCCGTGGCTGCATTACTAACAAATGAAGAAATACTTGAAGCCGCTTGACCTGCTATAGCTGTTGTGGTTGGTGCAATGGCAGCGGCACCAGCAGCAATCGCATTTACTGTTCCTTTACCTGGAACAGCAAGACTTGCGCCCTGATTTTCGTCAGCAACATTGGCTGGAACAACTTCTTTAATAGAGAATTGAACATAGTGTGTCTTTGTGGCATCGGTTGATAATTCGGTTGGATAATTAAACGTTGTTAATCCATTTCCACCGAATAGTGCGGCTAATGGACCATTTGCTAATTGCCCTAATTGTCCAGGTAGCGCCACACCACCTACTGCTGTTGGAATTGAAATTATTGCCATGTTCGTCTTAAAATGAGGAATATATACTATTTATATGGCTTATTCTGGAAGATTTACACCTAAGAATCCACAAAAGTATGTGGGTGACTATAAAAACATCATTTACCGGTCTACCTGGGAATTCAGATTTATGAAAAAATTTGATGAGGAAGACTGGGTTATTTCGTGGGCAAGTGAGGAAGTGATAGTTCCGTATATATCTCCAGTTGATGGTAAATGGCACCGTTATTTTGTGGATTTTGTCATAAAGGTTAGGGATAAGAATGGCAACCTAAAAACTTGGATGATAGAGGTCAAACCTAAAAAACAAACCAAACCTCCAGAAATACAATCAAGAAAGACCAAAAAATATATTACCGAAGTGGTCACTTGGAGTGTAAATGAGGCAAAATGGAAAGCAGCCAAAGAGTATTGCAAAGATAGGTCTTGGGAATTTGTGATTTTCACAGAGGACCAACTACCCAAGAGTGTAACTAAATAAAAGATGGCAACATCTAAACTAACCTCACTTGCAGAACAAAAGACGGCTCTTGGTCATAAAACTATGTCCAAAGATGCTACCGTATGGCTGCAACAAAAGATTTCTGAACTAAAAAGAGGTCAGATTTCTCAGATTCCGTCTACTATAAACCGTGAAAAGTTTAGACAAATGAACCAGTTTAGACTGGGAATGATGTATTGCTTCTACTATGATGCTAAAACTAAGGCAGATTTGCCATATTGGGATAGATTTCCAATGGTTTTGGTGCTAGAAAGATACAATGATGGCTTCTTAGGACTAAACATACATTACCTTCCAGTCAAATGGCGTATTGCTTTTATGAGTAAGTTGATGAGATTTGCACAGTTGACACCCAATGATGATATACAAAGAATGAGAATTTCATATGACATTCTGAATGCAACCAAAAAGTATGCTGAGTTTAAGCCTTGTTTGAAAAGATATTTGCATAATCATATTCGTTCAAAGATGTTGATGATACAACCAAATGAATGGGATGTTGCAACATTGTTACCTATACAACAATTTAGAGGTGCCAAACCACAAGAAGTCTGGAATGATTCACTTCAACAGTGGAAAGACCACATGGCACATTTTAACCAAGAAGAATAAAAATGAATTCAAGTATTTCATCGTTTTTAAGTTCATTTAAGGGTGATATTGCAAGACCAAACAGGTTTGATGTTACCATTAATGCGCCCATTCCTTTACTTCCATACATTGCGACCAGTCGTAACTTGACCTTTAGATGTGAGAGTGCACAGTTGCCAAGCAGAACTTTTGCAACTACCGACCAAAAGTTTGGTGCAAACCCTATTGAAAAACATGCATATCAGTCAAACTATAATGAGTCTGAAATGACTTTCATTGTTTCAGATAACATGTCTGAAAAGATTTTCTTTGATGCATGGATGGAGTATATCAACCCAACCATCTCATTTGATTTCAACTACAGAAATGATTACATTTCAACTTTGCAAGTAAATCAATATAGTGTTGATAACAAGTTGACTTACTCAGTCAACCTTATTGATGCTTTTCCCGTTTCTGTTAATCAGTTAGACCTTGATTGGTCTAATGAAGGTCATCACAAACTTGCTGTTGTCTTTGCCTACAGATACTGGCAAAACAATTCTATTCAAGCACTTGGTTCCAGTTTATTGCAGACTGGCATATCTAGCGTTCTCAATAACAATGGTGGCTTGACTGGACTAACAAATGCAGGAATTAATGCAGTAACAAAATTATTTTAATGATTTGAGGAGATATAATGGCTTTACCTAAAATTGACACACCAATCTATGAATTGACTTTACCACTATCAAAAAAGAACATTCGTTTTAGACCTTTCTTGGTCAAAGAACAGCGTAATCTTATGATGGCAATGGAATCCGATGACAAAGAAACAGTCGAGAGAAACGTAAAACAAGTTCTACATAATTGTACCTTAACAGAGAATGTAGACATAGAATCATTACCAATTGTTGACATTGAATACTATTTCATTCAACTAAGAGCCCGTTCTGTTGGTGAAATTGTTGAGAACAAATACCGTTGTGAAAACGTAGTAGAAGAAAAAACTTGTGGTAATTTGATGGATGTCAAATTCAACTTGCTGGAGATTCAGTTGAATGGTGGAGAAAATCTAAAAGATGAAATTCAGTTGACTGATAAGATTAGCATTAAACTAAGTTATCCCAAATTTTCTGTGTTGAACATCACTAAAGATGTTGAAACTGCAACAGATTTGGCTTTTGAAATGATTATCAATAGCATTCAGCACATCTTTGATGGTGAACAGTTTTATTATGCTAGTGAAGTTTCTAAAGAAGAACTTGTCGAATTCGTTGAGTCATTGAACCAAGAACAATTTGGAAAGATTGAAGATTTTTTTAGTAACTTACCAACATTAAATAAGAACATTGAAATGACCTGTAGCAAATGTGGTTTTCATCATTCTATTAATGTGGAGGGACTTGAAAATTTTTTCGGATAATGATGCGGCATGATACGCTAAGAAATTACTATACAACAAACTTTGCGTTAATGCAGCATCACAAATACAGTCTGAAAGAATTAGAAGATATGTTGCCTTGGGAGCGTGAAATTTACATTACTATGCTTGCTCAGTATATAGAAGAAGAAAACGAAAAAATAAAACAGAGAAACATGGAACGTAGATGAACAATAAATCCCAATTAGGATCGGTTATTGATGAACTACAGGGCAAAAGAAAAGGCCTTGAGAGTCAACGTGCCGAATTGGATAAGAAAATTGTTGACCTTATATCAAAACAAAGTGGCATGAGTCCAGAAGATTTGATTAAGGGCTTAACCAAACAAAAAACAAGTAAAAGACCTATTTCTGATGTTGCAAATCCAGCAACAAGAGCCAAAAGAATTGGTAATGTAAATAAGGAATTTTATGCTGATGCAGTATCTGCAAGTAAACCAAAATTACGCAAAGGTGATACTGTAACAAATATTGGTTCAAAGATATATGCAACCATAAAGCAAGACCTTGAAGACCAAAAACTCCATTCTGAATTGGCTAAAAACTTTGAACAAGAAAAGTTTGAACAAGAAAAAAGACGACACGATGAGTTAATGGCGGCTTTTGCTAAAGCTAAAGCAAAACCTAAAAGAAAAATACCCGAAAGAGATGAAAAAGGTAGGTTCAAAAAAGTAGAGAAACCTGCACCCGCACCAGCTCCAACAAAACCACCGGCACCAGGTAAACCATCGGCTCCAGCACCCGCACCTGCAAAAGGACCTACTCCTGCACCTGCACCGAAGAAAGAGCCGCCACCACCTCCGCCACCTCCGCCACCTCCGCCACCTCCGCCACC